TGATGGAGACTTTTTTGTTGTTGTAGATTCTGTTGGAGCTGAGAAAAAATTAACAAAAGCAAATATTAATATATCAGGTTTTAATAATGACTCTGGATTTACTACAAATACAGGTACTGTAACTTCAGTTACTGGAGGTGATGGTCTTACAGGATCTGTTACAACTTCTGGATCATTAGCAGTTGGTGCTGGAACTTTAATTGATGTAACTGCAGATGCGGTTAATGTAGATTTATCTGAACTTGCAACTTCAACATCTGATGCAGATGGTGATTTTTTCTGTGTTGTTGATAGTGTTAATGCTCAAAAGAAATTAACAAAAGCAAATATCAATATTTCAGGGTTTAATAATGACAGTGGTTTTACTACAAACACTGGAACGGTAACTTCCGTAGGAGTAACTGCTGGAGCTGGTTTAACTGGTGGTGGAACAGTTACTACTTCAGGGACTATAAATTTAGACGTAGGAGCAGGAACAGGTATTGATGTAGCTGCAGATGCAATTTCTGTTGATGTATCAGATTTCATGACCAATGGATCAAATAATAGAGTTGTTACTGCAACTGGCACTGATGGTATGAACGCAGAAGCGAACATGACATTTGATGGTTCAACTTTAGCAGTTACTGGTGCAATAACAGCGACAGGTGATATTACAGCTTTTTACACTTCTGATAGAAAATTAAAACAAAATATTGTTAATATTGAAAACTCATTAGACAAAGTTTCTAAATTAAATGGTGTTTACTATAATTGGACTAAAGAAGCTTTAGAAAAAAATAAACATTTAGTAGATGAAAAAGAAGTTGGGGTAATTGCACAAGATGTAGAAGCAGTTTTACCTGAACTTGTAGCTACAAGAGAAGACGGATCTAAAGCAGTTAGATACGAAAGACTTTGTGCAGTATTAATTGAATCTATAAAAGAACTTAAAAAAGAAATAGACGCATTAAAAACGGGAGCCTAATTTATGGCTTTTGCTATTAATGCATATTCAGAAACACCCTTTACCTCTGAACCTTCAGATGTAATTGCATATCCTCTTGGAACAAATGTAACTTCTCAAATAGGAAATTTTACCACACAAGCTAATGCAGATGTGAATGTAACAGGTATTTCAATTTCACCAACAACAGGACAAGCAAATGGAAGTTCAGTAGTAGATGTATCTGTAAATGGATTAAGTTTAAATGCTGTAACAGGTAATGAAGATGCCTTTACGGATATCACAGTTGAAGTTACTTCGGCTGGTCAGTTAACTGTAGTGAACCAAATTTTTGAACAAGATACCTTAACGGCTTTTGGTGAAGCTCCTTTTGCCACTCAAAGTCCAAGTACATTTACTCCAGTTAATGTTACTGTAACAGGTACTGCAGAAATAATTCCTACAGGAATTGCTTTAACTGCATTTACTGGAAACGAAGACACAGATGCAGACGCAAATGTTACTGTTACAGGAAGTGCTTTAACAACAAGTGCAGGGAATGTTTTTGCAGGAGCTTTAGTAGACGTTCCTGTTACTGGAATTTCATTAAGTGTAAATTTAGGAACATCTATCATAACTCCTAATACGATTGCACAAATTACTGGTCAGTCTTTAAATACACAAATTGGAATAGTAGATCCTTCTCCAGATGCAATGGTAACTGGAATAGGTATAACTGCAACTGTTGGTGTAGGATCCGTTGTTATTGGCACTGCCGATATTGATGTTACAGGAATAAGTTTAACATCTCAAATAGGTAACGAAAGTGTTACTGGAGATGCTAATCTGTCTATAACAGGAATTGCTTTAACTACATTTATTGGAAATGAAGATATAGACGCAAATGCCGATGTGCCTGTAACAGGAAATAGTTTAAGCTCTGCAATAGGAAGTGTAATTACAACAGCAAATGCTAATCTGTCTATAACAGGAATTGAATTAACTACCGCAGAGGGTGACCTAGACCATAATTCAACGTATACTGTATCAGGTTTTGAATTATCAACCGCTGTCGGTCAAGCAGAAGCGGATGATGCAAGTGCTGAAACTATAGGAGTATCAGCTACTGTTTCAACAGGATCTGTAAATGTTACAGCTTGGTCCCAAGTAAATACTGGGGTTACCGCCGTATGGACTGAGGTTGATAGAGCAGCTTAATAAGGATATAATTAAATTATGCCATCAAGTTATTCAGAATTAGGTTTAGAGTTAATGGTCACAGGGGAAAACTCTGGGACATGGGGCGATAAAACCAACACAAATTTAAATTTAGTCCAACAAGCAATTGCTGGATATCAAGAAGTATCTATTGCAGGAGTAGCTCAAACAACTCCTCTTGCTATGACGGATGCTACTTTATCTAATGCAAGAAATGCTGTTATAAAATTTACAGGAACAATTACAGGCAATCAAATTGTAACAATTCCTGATTCAATTGAAAAAACTTATATTTTAATAAATGGAACAACAGGAGCTTTTACAGTTCAATTTAAAACTGTTTCAGGAACAGGCTTTACATTTGGAACTACAGAAAAAAATGCAGCTATAGTTTATTCTGATGGAACCAATGTTGTAGAAATTTCAAATCAATTAGCAGGTTTAACTATAGGAACAGACGTTCAAGCTTACAATGCTGAACTTACAAATATTGCAGGATTAGGAACTACTGATGGAAATTTCATAGTTGGAAACGGGTCAACTTTTGTTACTGAATCTGGAGCAACAGCTAGAACTTCCATAGGTTTAGGAACAGGTAATGACGTACAATTTGATTCATTTGGAGTTGGAACTGCTGCTTCAGGCACTACAGGAGAAATTAGAGCGACTAATGATGTTACTGCTTTTTATTCCTCTGATGTTGCACTTAAAGAAAATATCACAAACATACCTAATCCAATAGAGTCTTTAAAAAAATTAAATGGTGTATTATTTGATTGGAAAAAAGAATATATAGATCAAAGAGGTGGTGAAGATGGGTATTTTGTTAGAAAAAAAGATGTTGGTGTAATTGCTCAAGAAGTTGAAAAAGTTTTACCAGAAGCAGTTGCACAAAGACCAGATGGTGTTAAAGCTGTAAAATATGATAGACTAACATGTTTATTAATAGAAGCTGTTAAAGTATTAACAGATAAAGTAGAGAAATTAAGTAAGGAGAAATAAGATGCCTATACCTAGTACAAACGTTGGATTGTCCGATATACAAACAGAGTTTGGTGGAACTAATCCAATATCTATGTCTGAGTATTATTCTGGAGGAGCAAACGTTCCTGCAGGAACTGTTGCTCCCAATGGGCCTATTCCATCTTCAGGACAAATTTCTGTTGGTCAATTTAGAGCTGCTTTTGTACCTACACCATATTCTGTTGATTACTTAGTCATCGGAGGTGGCGGTGGCGGTGGCGGAGCTTCACCCAATTCTGCTGATGGCGGAGGAGCAGGTGCAGGGGGATATAGAAACTCTTATGCTTCTGAACCATCAGGTGGAGGATCGGCTTCACAAGCTTCAAGAACTTTTGACCCTCAGACTGTTTACACAATTACTATTGGACAAGGGGGTGCTGGTAGAATAGGTCAGGGTGGAGGACAATGTACAGGTGGAGGTAAAGGAAATACCTCATCTTTAACTGGATCTGGCATTACAAGCGTATCCTCTTCTGGTGGAGGAATTGGATCTGATATTACATTACCCTCTGCTAATGACGATGGTAGTTCTGGAGGTGGAGGATCTAACTTTGGTCCTAGCGGTGGTACTGGAACAGCCAATGAAGGTTTTGATGGAGGAGCTAATCTTGGCGGTGGCCCTACTGGACAAACTGGTGGTGGCGGAAGTGCTAAAGAAGTAGGTAACACTACTGGTCAAGGACATGGTGGAGATGGTTTAGCATCATCCATCACAGGTGCACCCGTTCTTAGAGGCGGCGGTGGTGGCGGTGGTGGTTCACCAAGTAGAGGAAATGCAGGAGAGCCAGGCGGAACTGGTGGCGGAGGAGACGGAGGCAGCTCTGGTCCTGGTCAAGCAGGAACAGCAAACACTGGAGGTGGCGGTGGCGGTGCTGGTGGCCCTGGTGTTGGCAATGGAGGTAACGGTGGATCAGGTGTTGTTATTTTAAGAATGCCTACTTTGAATTACACTGGTACAACAACAGGAGCTCCAAATGTTCAAACAGACGGAACTGATACAATTTTAACTTTTACTGGATCGGGGACTTACACTGGATAATATGGCTAGCTTTGCAAAATTAGATCAGAATAATGTAGTGACAGCAGTTGTTGCTGTGAAGAATGATGTTATTACTGACGAAAATGGTATTGAACAAGAAAATTTGGGAATTGAATTTTTAAGAAACCTATATAATGAACCAAACGCAAAATGGGTTCAAACTTCATATAATACAAAATTAGGAGTCCATGAATTAGGTGGTACGCCACTCAGAATGAACTTTGCAGAAATAGATGGTACATATGATGAAGAAAGAGATATGTTTATAGGAAGTAGACCAGGTGTTAATTATGTTGTTGATTATACCTATGGAACATGGAAACCTACAGTTGGTGTACCTACTGTTTTGGAGTATGAAGAAAACGGTGAAACAAAATCTTGGCATGTTTATTTTGAAGATGAAAATGCTAGATGGTTGGGGTTTAAAGAAGTAGATCAAGAAACGTCTCATGTATGGAATGAAACAACTTCTACATGGGATCTATTATAAGTATTTACATTTACTTGAATTAATATATAAGTTCATCTATGGTTGAACATAATACATATTGGTCATTTAAAGTTGATCAAGTTTGCAGCTACGCATTTATAGAAGATTTTTTAACTAAAGAAGAATGTGAACAGGTAATAGAAGTTGGTAAAAAAAATAAAAAAGAAGTAGCAAAAATTGGACAAGGGATAGACAAAAGAAAAACTAATTTAAAATATAGAAAAAGCGAAATAAGTTGGATTTATCCTGATGAAAAAACACACTTCCTTTATAGGAAATTAACCGATGGTGTTACTACATTAAATAAAAAATATTTTAATTTTGATATTCAAGGTTTTGCTGAAGGATTACAATTTACACATTATAAAGCTCCTTCAGGACACTATGATAGCCATGTAGATAAATCTTTATCTATGATTACTAGAAAACTATCTTTAAGTATTCAACTTTCAGATCCCTCTAAATATGAAGGTGGTGATTTAGAATTATATGAAGGAACTACACCTTATAAATTTATTAAAAAACAAGGCACTTTATGTTTGTTTCCAAGTTTTACATTACATCGTGTTACTCCTGTAACAAAAGGAAACAGATATTCTTTAGTTGCATGGATAACAGGCCCAGACTTTAAATGACAACTTTTAAAAAAAATAATTATTGTGTTGTAAAAAATGCAATTTCAAAAGAATTAAGTGAATTTTTATTTAATTATTTTTATTTAAAAAGACAAGTAGCTTTTACTCTTTATACTAAAAATTATTTACCAATGGAATCAAATTTTATGGGTACCTGGAATGATAATCAAGTTCCTAACACCTATTCAGTTTATGGAGATATAGCATTTGAAGTAGTTTTGGCTCAATTAAAAAATTTAGTAGAAAAGAAAACAAATACTAAACTAAACGTTAATTACGCTTATGGAAGAATTTATATGAAAGGAGATGTTTTACAAAGACACATCGACAGATTTAGTTGTGAAATATCTACAACAATACATTTAGGTGGATCTATCTGGCCTTTTTATTTTAATCCTAAACCAACAAAAAAATTAACTAAAGCAAAAGGAAAAGAAATTAATTTAGCACCAGGAGATATGTTAATATACAAAGGTAATATTTTAGAACATTGGAGAGATAAGCTTAAAGGTAAAGAATGTGCTCAAATATTTTTACATTACAATAATAAAAAAACGAAAGGAGCAAATAAAAATATATTTGATACAAGACCTCATTTAGGTTTACCTGGTTTTTTTAGAGAAAAAAATTGAAGTTTTTAGATAATTTTATAAGTTATGAAAAAGCAACCCACATTCAAAAAAGAACTGAACTTTGGGATGTAAAAGGAATATTAAAAAAATATTCTAATAGAGAATTTAAATTTGATTTAAGACCAATATCTAAAGTAAAAGACGATCAATTAGGTAAACAAGGTTTTTTAAAAACAAAAGCTGAAAAAATGGTTTTTGAAACCAAAGATCAATGGGTTATAATTGATATAGAAGAACTTCATCAATGCCTTGAAAATAAAAAAGAAAAAATAATTTACCTTGATGAAATATTAAATAACTTTGAATGGAACATTTTAATTAATAAATAATTTATATTAATTTAATTTCATTATCACTTTGTTTAATAAGGGATAAATCAAAAGCTATAGTTATTCTTTCTTTATTACCTACATGTGTATCTGTGTAGTGAGGCATATTATTTTGAAAAATTGTAATTTTACCTATTTCATTTTTACTTTTAAAAGTTTCTGGATCAGAAATTTGATTTATTGGATTGATATAATAAGTCGATGTGTCTTCAGCCTGAACACAAATATGTCCTCCAAAATAACAATTAGGACTAACGGAATGAAGATGAGGTTTTATGGATTGACCTTTCCTCATGATGTTAACCCAACATTGAGCATATAAAGCTTCTACTGGTTGAAAGTTAAATTTTTTTAAAATAGAATTATGAAAACTTATTATTTGTTTTTTAATTAAACTAATTTCTTTATTGTCCCATTTTAAAACATTATATTTATCATATCTAGATGTCGTACTATTTTTACCTAACCCTGTGTAACCATCTGAATATTTATTTTGTTTTATGGTATTTGGTAATTTTAATAAATCTTTTTCTTTTTTTAATAAATATGTTGAAAGTTTTTTAAAGTTTATTTTTTCTAATTTAGATTCAAAAACATAGTAATTCCATTCTGGTGCAAACCAGTTATTTTTAGGAGGACTTTTAAAATTAATTATCTTCATACAATTTTTTTTCTTTACTAAAATATAAATACTTTAATTTTGATTTTTTAATAGTATTAATAGCATCGGTTGGTGTTTCAACGATAGGTTGACCTTTTAAATTAAAAGAAGTGTTCATTAGTATTGGAACTTTAGTTTTATTATAAAACAGTTTTAATATTTTATAAAGAATAGGATTTTGTTTCTTATTAATAGTTTGAATTCGACAACTATTATCTTCGTGAACAATCGAAGAAACTTTTTCTTTAGTTTTATTTATTGCATAGGCAGAATACATCATATAAGGAGAATAATCTAAATCAAACCAATGTTTAGCATATTCTTCTAAAACACAACAAGCCAAAGGTCTAAATTGTTCTCTACCTTTTAATTCATTCATTATAAATTTTCCATTTGGTATTCTTGGATCCATTAATAAACTTCGATTACCCAATGCTCTAGGACCAGCTTCTGCTTTATCTTGATACAAAGCTACAATGTTTTTTTGTAATAAAAGATCCACTACTTTTTTCTCATCTGAGTTTTTACATTTTACATTTTTATTTAAAGAGTAACTTGGTCCTAAGTATAAAGAATTTACTTTATCGAAAGATGAATCTTTTTTATTTGTGTATAAATAATGTTGGCAGGTTGCAATACTATTACCTTCATCGCCACACATAGGATCTACATAAACATTGTGATTTTTGAAATAATCTTTTACTTTTCTATTATTCAATATATTTAATCCTGTACCTCCTGTTAATATAATGTTTTTATATTTACTATATTTTTTTACAAAAGGTTTCATAAAATTTAAATATTCTTTTTCAAATTTTAATTGTGTTTCATAACTTAAATCTTCTTTTAAAGGTATTAAATTATGGTTTTTTAAAATTAAATTATTTGGGTTTATAATATTTTTTTGGTTTAAATAATGTTTTATAGAAAGGTTTGATTTTCCATAAGCACTTAAACCCATTAATTTACCCTCTTCATTATCAAAACCAATTGTTTTTGAAATAGCAGAATAAAATTGACCTAAGACATGTTGGTTACTTACTTTAAAAATAGTGTCTTTAGTAATACTTACATTTTTTATTTTGTAAGCAAGAGGAAATTCAAAATCAGGATTTACTTTTAAATTTTTAATTTTTTCTTGTCTGGTATATATTTTTTTAAAAATAGCATTGAAATCATTTGGATAGTCTAAAGTATAAACGCTTTCTGTTTCATACCCTATTGATCCGTCAGATAAATTGTACGATGAACCTCTTCCATCAACAACAAATATTAAAGCATCTTTAAAACCAGAACTAAAATAAGCTTTAGTAGCATGCATTAAATGATGACTTTTAAATAAAAAATAAGTACTAAATTCTTTGTCACAAACATTAAATTTTTTTAATAAATGGTATATCTGACTTGAAATCTCACATGGATTGTATCCAGTAACAAAAGCGATATCTATGTGAGATACGTAGTTTTTTAATTGTTGAAAACATATTATAGGAATAGAATTGTCTTTTTTTATCTTAGACAATCTTTCTTCTTGATTGTAATATACTAACTTACCCTTTTTATATAAAGTAACAGAACTAAGATGCCCTACCTGAATTCCTAAAATATTCATTATTTAAGTTTTGGACCTTTTAAAAAAATAGATAAAGATCTTCTTTCATTATTTTTAACAGGATTTACTTTATGATTTAAAAAAGATGGAAACATAATTACATCTCCTGCTTTTGAAAAAGAATCTACTATAAATGGACATTGATTAAATATTAAAAATTCTCCTCCTTTATATTTTTTTTCTGACAAGTTAATTAATATTGTTAATTTTAAATCATAAACATCAGATTTTGATCCATCTATATGCCAGTCATAATTATCTTCTTTCACAGGATCATAAATGTTGTAATTTAAGTAATCGTTTTTTAATAAAGGATATAAGTCAAAACCAAAATAATGATGATTTACAGATAAAGCATTAGGTATTACGTCTTTCAAATGATGTTCAAGTTTGTGATAAAACATCCAACTTGTTTTAAGTTGTTTATGATTATGACCTGCTATATCTCTAGCACCATGTTCTTGAGTTTCTTTTTTATCTAAGTTTTTTTCTATAAATTTATTTAGTTTTTTTACTTCATTTTGTGAAAAAACGTTTTTCCATGTCCAAAAATCAAATTTCATGTTTTTATACAAATAAAATAATGGAAAGATTACATAAGTCAAGGAAAATAAAGTCTTCTAGACTAAGTCGGTTTTGTATTATAAAATAGCCATATGGCTTTAACAAAAATACCTTTTAGACCTGGATTTAATAAACAATTAACCGATACTCAAAATGAAAATAACTGGGTTGATGGAGATAATGTACGTTTTAGATATGGTCAACCTGAAAAAATAGGAGGTTGGGTACAGGTAACTTCTTCAGAATTAATAGGAGTTTCAAGAGCACAACATACATGGGCTGATTTAGATGGTAGAAAATATGCTGCTATTGGAACAAATAGATGTTTATATATTTATTACTCTGGAGTTTTTTATGACATTACACCAATAGACCCTGACCGACAACAAACAGGAGCAGATATTACTACTACCAATGGTTCAACTACAGTAACCATTACTACTACAAGTCCTCATAACTTAGAAGTTGGAGATATAGTTACATTTGAAAACGCAGGATCATTTACTTCACCTGATACAGATTACACAGCAACTGACTTTGATGATATATTATTTGAAGTAAAAACAACACCAACAACTTCAACATTTACAATTCAAATGCCCACAGCTGAAACGGGAACAGGGGCCACGAATGATGGTACCTTAGACTTGCTACCTTACATTCAAGTTGGCCCTTTAGTTCAAACAGGAGGATATGGCTGGGGGGCTGGTTTGTGGGGATCTTCGACATGGGGAACTGCTCGAACAACTACTAACACAACTATTGATCCTGGGATATGGTCTTTAGATAATTATGGACAAATATTAATTGCAACGGTACTCAATGGTAGATCATTTGAATGGTCTCCTATATCTTTAAGTGGCGCTGCACTCTCTACAAGAGCAACAAGTATTGTTAATAACCCTACTGCATCTGTGATGACAATTGTTTCAGACCGAGACAGACATTTATTTCATTTAGGAACTGAAACTACAATTGGATCTCCAATCACACAAAATAAAATGTTTATAAGATTTTCTAATCAAGAGAACAGAACAGATTATCAGCCTACTTCAGTTAATACAGCAGGGACTTTTCAACTTGACTCTGGTTCAGAAATAAGATCAGCGGTACAAGGTAAAGATTATACTTTTATTGGAACAGATACTTCTGCTTATATCATACAATTTGTAGGATCTCCTTTTACGTTTTCAATTAGACAGGTAGGATCAAACTGCGGTGTTATTGGACAGAACTCTATGGTATTTGTGGATACAACGGTGTATTGGATGTCTGATGAAGGAGGGTTTTTTATCTTTGATGGATCAGTTAAAAGAATGCAATGTCCTGTAGAAGATTTTGTTTTTAAAACAACAGGAACTAATCCAGGTTTAAATTTCAATGGAGGTCAACAAGTGTACGCCTCTCACAATAGTTTATTTAATGAAATAACATGGTTTTATCCAGATGCCTCAAGTACTTTTAATAATCGAATGGTAGTATATAATTATTTAGAACAAACTTGGGTTACAGGGACATTAGCAAGAAGTTCTTATGCAGATCAAGCCGTATTTGACAAGCCTTATGCAACTAAGTTTACACAAAATAGTATTCCTAACTTTCCAACTGTAAATGGAATTAGTTCCTCACAAGGTAAGTCTACTTACTACGAACATGAAACAGGTGTTAATGAAGTTGATGCAAGTGGTAACAAAACTGCAATACTTGCTTATATTCAATCAGGTGATTTTGATTTAGATGCGAATGGAGACGGTGAGTTTTTTATTAAAATTAGAAGATTAGTACCTGACTTTAAAATTTTACAAGGCGATGCAGAGATTACGATACAATTAAGAGATTACCCTTCTGATACACAAACAAGTTCACCTTTAGGACCTTTCACTATTAATAGTTCAACTCAAAAAGTAGATTTAAGAGCTAGAGCAAGATTAGCTGCTTTGAAAATATCTAATAATTCTACAGATGAAAATTGGAGATTAGGTTTATTTAGATTTGATTTTCAACCAGATGGTAGAAGATAATGGCAAAAATAACTGTACCTATACCTGAACCTAAAGAACAATATGATGTCAGTAGTCAAAGACAGCTTACTGCATCTTTAGAAACATTAAAAAACCAATTAAACTTTTCTTTTCAAGAAGATTTAAAACAAGAGGTAGAAAGATTTACATGGTTTGTAATGACGAATAATTAATATGGCAAATATATATAGAAACGCATTTTATAATTTAACTACAACGGCTAAAACAGATGTTTTTACCTGTCCTGTTGGTTCAAGAGTAATTATTCAAAACATTCAATTAACAAATGAATCAGGAACAACTCAAGTCCAAGTTTATATTTATGATAATTCTGCAACAACGGAATATGAAATATCTCATGATAGTATTAGTGCAAATGAAACTTTAAATATGGCTAAAGGCCCTGTAATATTAGAAGAAAACGATGTTCTAAGAATTGAAGCTGACGCTGCAAACGTAGTATCAGGGATGGTATCTATATTAGAAATAAATAGATCGGATCAAAATGGCTAAAAAAGCAAAAGGATTTGGTGTTAATAACTTTGTTAAAAGTAAAAGAAAAAAAAGACCTGGTAGACATTCGAAGAAACATAAAGGCAAAAAGAAAGGTGGACGAGGCCAAGGTTTTCCTATATAAAATATAATTATGACAGAAATAATTAAAATACCAGCAATAGCAAAAGAAATTGTAAAAAATAAAAAAACAGGAAAAGTTTATGCTGACAAAGCAGAATTTGATGCAGATGTAGCTAATCCTGCAACAGACACTACGGCGGAAGACTTCCAACAAGATTTACAAATAACAGTTGCTTCTGTTACTACAAAACCAGCAGCCAATTAATTTATGCAACCTAT